TTAATACCATCCTCAATACTCAGCTTCGGAACAATAGATGTTCTAAGTCCAAGACTCTGTGCTGTCTCTACACGACTAACACCCGTTCCTATTTCTCGAACATTAGCATCATGGGGTAAATAATGCGTATCGTAAATATATTTTTTTTCATCCAAGACAGTTGCGTAGTATTCTAAACTCTCTCCACTATCCTCGTAGTAATCGATAATATGAAAAGCTGATCCTTTGATCTGCACAAACCAGATAGCTGTTTTATCTGCCATGCCTAAATCCCAAAAGGTATTTACTTTAATGCGTTGATCGTAAGGTACTTTTGTTATGCGACCTTCTTCATCTGCTTTGACTAATCCTTTCGAATAAATACTGCCGATAGCTGCACTATCAAAAGAACATTCAAATTCGGCTTCGTATATCTCTTCTGGCATTAAAGCCTTTGCTTCATTTAACTCTAACTCAGAGATAATATGCGTCTCACTAGCTTTGTATATTTTTGCAAACCAATCGTCTTGGTGTAGTGCATGGTCATACAACTGATGGAAGCTGTTGTGACCTTGTGGTGTGCCAATCGCAATCATCCACCCTTCTCTATCACTTAGAGCAGGTCTAATTATTTCAGTCCATAGTCTCGGTGGCATTTGTGCTACCTCATCTAGGATAACACCATCAATATATAATCCTCTTAAACTGTCTGGTCTCTCACAACCAAGCAATTGTATTCTTGCACCATTCGGTAAATCACAGCGAAGTTCTGTTTCATGGTACTGCACATCCGGTAAGACACTTGTATATTCTTTGACATAATCCCAAGCAGTTCTTTTTGCCATTGAGTATGTCGGTGCTAGATAATAATATCTAGGTCGAGACAAGGTATTCTGCATTGCCTTTTTTAGCATCTCATTAATGCACAACACGGTTTTGCCAAATCTTCTATGGCAGACCAACACATTAAAACGTTTAAGATCTTTGTGTACTTCTAATTGGTGTTCTCTAGGCTTGTAGGGTATGACAATTTTCACGCATCCTTACTTCCTTGCTCGTTTAAGTAATCTCTTATTCTGGCTACGTCATTGCCTTTAACTTGACCTTTACCTGCTGTCTCTGGATATTTGGTTTTGTTGTTAAGTGCGATGACCAATTCTTTGAAGGGATCAGTTACTTTTTTAGTTTTTTTCTTTTTCATAAAAATTCGTAAGAGGTTTGTTTTGTGTTGAAATAGGTTACATTTGCAGTCTGCACGACCTCGTGGGGTTGCCACAATATTTATTTCATATAGTGAAACAAATAATAAATCATATGATGTTTTGCAAAATATCAGATATTATTAATAATATTAATTAACCATAATCTGACCATATAGCTATTTTTTTAAGCATAGCTTAGAATAATATACTAGGTACTGTTATATATTAATAAATTATAATAAAATATCAGACATTTTATAAAAAATATTATATTTTTTTCTCACACGAGACGTTTGGCAATAAAATTATTTTTCTTATAATTATTTATTATTATCCCTACCTTTTTTATTCATCTCTATTTATATTAAACCCTACTTAACATCCATTTTAATACTATATTCGCCTATATTCAGTCACTAGCCCAACTAATCTCTATCTTCTTATCATCCTCTGATGTTATGCTTAAAGTTTGTTTCTCAGTACCATATCTCTTAGCAGATAGTTTACCTGCCTGCCATTGTACGTTCTTGGCATAGACTTCTAATAGTTTAACCTTAGACATTGGTATATTCTTATCGCCGAGAGCATCCTCAATGCGTTCATCTAGATTACTGATAAGCATTTCTATTCCAGACTCTTTAGCCTTGTAGTACAAATCTCTTAGCTTATCATCCTTGTCCATCCATTGTCTCCAGACATTGTAACTAATCCCACATTGTTTCGTGGCATTCTTTATTCCCATGCCTTGTTCCAGGAGTATTAATACTTCACGACATAAAGTCTTGCTGTATTTACTTGGTCTACCTACTTTGGTTTGTTTAACTGGTACTGTCATTAGTGTATTGTTATTTCGTTCTTTGGATGAATGATATCGCCATCAGTAGACTCTGACTTCATTGTTTGTGCAAAGTCCATAGCTTCTTGCTCCGATGCAAAGTTGTAGTATCTAATAATTATTTCTGATTGTTCAGTTTCCGGATTTTTAACCATGAACACACTACAAAACAGATCGTCTGCTAAAAGTTTCATTTAATAAATACCTTATGTCCTCCACAGTCAAATAATGCTTATGCTTGTTAATATTGTTGTATGCTTGAATAACATCCTCTGGCTCTAATCCTGCGAAGGAACATACTAACTTGAAGTCTTTACCACCAACCCAATCAAGAGCTTCTTGGTAATACTTACTGTTTAGTCTATTTTGCCAGAGAAATTTATTACAAGCATCAGTTAATCCTTGAACTAAACAAGCAATCCAAAGTCGCTGTTCGTTCATATAAAAAAAAGCCACCTTGCAGATGGCTATAATTGTTGTCGTAATTTATGTGATTATGTATGTTTCTAATGATTTACTAACCATTTGTTAATAGATACAAATACAGAACTACATTTTAAAGTATTCAACCAACCTATCTAATGCTTCTCTTAGTTTATCCATTTGTTTTTTAGCCGGTTTATTCTCTACGATCACTTGCCATATAATGTGCCAATGATTACCCAACTCTTTAATAATAAAATGAAACTCTGAATAACTGTCTATGCTACTAACGACAGAATGTTCCTTGCTGCCTTGTCCTAAGTTTTCTTTTAAACTAGCAGTAACTCTTTGTCGTATTCCTGCATTCTCTGAAATTTGGTCAAACTTATATCCTGCCCAATATCTTCTACTGTTGTTCTCTGAGTTAGTTATATCAAGTAAATTCCTGGCATAGTAGTTTTCTAATACTGATTTATGTTCATGTTCTAATCGTCTACCATCTAAAGCAAATACAATACGAAGTTTAGAGCCATCAACTTTTCTGATTAATCCATCCTCTGTTTTAACTAACTCTTGTACTCCAAAGTCAGATGGTGCTTTAATTTTCTTTTTTCTTTTTGTCATTTTTTAATATTTTTAAGTAGCAGCTAGCACAATAATATTTTTTATATTGCAAAACATGAGCATTTTGCTGACATTGAGAACACTTTACCATCGTTTAAACTCTTCCTCTGTTATTAAGTTTTCTGTTCGCATTTGACGTACCATGTCATCAGATATTGATGTGCTGCGAATTCCTTTTTTTACAAAACCAACATAATCTTTGTGTGATTTCTTTTGTGGTACTCCGAAATTATCTGTTTCTTTTTTTACCGGTAATTCTTCTTCCCACCTCTCATGGTTTAACCATGTAGCAAAATGTGGAATAAACTTTGGATCATCAGCTTGTCTGCAAAGAGCATTATATTTTTCAATTAATGTATCTGGTTGAACGTCTTTTGCTTTTCGTAACCAAAATTTTAGACCTTCACTTTTAGATCCTCGTTTGATTAACAACTGCTCCCATATATTATTATATATAGATACAGATACAGAGTCTTTGCTAGATGTTTGCTTGGCTTTTGCTAGACCACCTTTTTTCCCTGTTTCTTGCCGAATACGAGCAATATCTATCTTATCTTCACGTCTTTTTTTCTGTACTAATTGGTGGTAACGACCATCAACCAATGCAAGTTTATGCGTTATAACCCACATCAGATCCTCTTTTTGTTGTTCCATTATTGCTAAATCATCTGTTGGATCACACACCATTCTAAAGATAAAATTAAAATCATTTGGCAGACCTTTTCCATTTGCTAATCCTAAATGACAAAATAACCTGGAGTATAATCCTTCTTGTTGAGCAGTCATTCCTGCACAACCAGATCTCCAGTCTGCATAATAAAAATCAATGTAAGGAAATTTTATCTCTTCACTCACAAGGCACTTCTTTTAAAATAATTAATGATCGTTTCTTGTAATTAGCTTTTGCTAGATATTGCTTTTGAACTAAAGCATCTACCAAGATATATGCTGCACTTGGAGTTTTATAACCAAGTCCTGCTTGTATATTTCTATAAGAAGGAGATTTATTATGTAATTTAAAATAATTTTGTATGTATTGCTGTGTTTTTAACTGTGGAACAGTAAGATTATCTAAAATGGTAACAGATTTATTGCATAAACTACAAGAAACAATCATAGAACTGTCAATTAATGCTGACAATTTGATTTGTAAAGTTAATTTGTTTATTTAAATTGACATTGTAAATAATTTCAACTAATTACCAATTAATGTTTATAATTGCATTAAATTACAAAGTAGGTATCATTTATGAATAATATTATGGTAAAGCAAAAAATATTTAAAAAGAAAACTGATCTTGGACAAGTTTGTTATGATTTAAATGTTGGTGGTAGAGAGTTATCAAGGTTATTAGAAAAAGAAGGTTTTTCTATTTCACACACATCAGTTGCTAATCATTTAAATGGAGAAGCTATTAAAGTACATGAATTAAAATGGTATCATCGGGTGTTACAAAAAATAGATCACAATGTTACTCTTGGTTTGTTATGTGGTAATTCTGTGCCAAAATATCCTTTACAATGGGAGGAAACTGCTGATACTCCTCATTTATCTACAGTTAATTTAATAGAACAAAAACCAAAAGCTGTATTAATGTTTGGTCATGCAGAGCAAAAACCAAATGTAAAATGTATTTTAAGTTGTTTATTAAGTAATCAATATAAACACTTAAAATTTTTTAGTACAATTAATAATTTAGATTTTGATATTGGTTTTGCAGTTATATTAACTGATGATGATTTTGCTTATCACGAATATATAATTGAAAATAATTTAAAAAAACAATGCGTCAAAACACTTAATCATGTAACACGCAAAATAAATAATCGTAATTATAAGAAGATATATCCAACAATATCAATGAATTTTCGTTCTATAGACTTTGAAATTACAGATATATAATAATTTAGTTTACATTGTAAACTTTTGTTGACACTTTCCAAAACTTTCATTAAATAACCTAATATTACATAAGTTGCTCCTTATGTGATGAATAATAACTGGCTAGGTGGCATTTGGTTGAGCAAGTGCCACCATTAAACTAGAGAAAAGGTTGTTGTATGTTTAACCCTTTCAAAATTATTTATAACCTGTTGTTAAGGAAACCGACAACAGTTTTAAAAAAAGTTCAACCTCATACTTATACGAGGTTACAATCTAAGTTGCTTACAGTTCACATGATGTCTGTTGAGGACAAATGTTAAGGGGTAAACAATTTTGGTATGGGATTGCTTTCGTATCATTATGGGCAATTATCATGCTGTACTGCTTTTATGGAATTATCATGGAGATCCCTCTCCCTGTTTAATTTTATAAAAAAAATGCTTGGTGTGGATTTCTATTTTCCTCCTTTCGTTTTAAATAAATCTGCACCTTGCATTATCTACATGAACAATAAAAAATTTATTAAAGTCAGTTGGGAAGCTGATGAACACTTAATAGAAATAAATGCCAACAGGTAAATACGAATTACAAGGAAAAAAGTTACCAAGTGTAACAACCATAATTAGTCGCTTTAAAAATGCTACCGGATTAATTATTTGGTCTAACCAATTAGGTTTACAAGGATTAAATTATTTTGATGAATTAAAAAAAGCAGGAGATACTGGAACTGCTCTACATGATTTAGCTGAACTTTATATATTAAAAAAAAAATATGAATTACCAGATGATCCTACTGCCATTCATTGTTTTGAACAATTCATAGAATGGTGGGATAGTTTAGATTGCGAAGTAATTTGGACTGAGAAAAAATATACTAGCAAAAAATTAAATGTTGGTGGCTGTCCAGATCTTTTAGTAAAGAAGGATGGCAAGTATATCTTAGTCGATTTTAAAACTTCTAAAGCAGTTTATTCCGATATGCTAATTCAATTATCTTGCTATGCAGCACTAATTAAAGAAAATGATGGCATAGAAATAGATAGAGCAGTTATTGTTAGATTTCCAAAAGATGATGATGAAACTGAAATAAAGAAATTTTTTAAAGATGATCTTGCTGTTGGTCTTAAGCAATTTACACTTCTTAGAAAAGCATTCGATTTAGATAAAGACCTTAACAAAATATTGAAAGGGAAAAAATAATGTCAAATTATGAAGTATCAGATGAAGAAGTAAAAAAAGCACAAATTAGAATGGGAAATATTATGGAACA